ACAAAAATAACCCGAGTTTTTAATTCGGGTTATTGACTGTTGTGAAGCGTTTTAGTGCTTCATTTAGTATTTAATTATACTCCTTCAGTAACTACAAATCCAGCACCAACAATATTCCCAGCGTCAATAAAGTTAGCTGGAACTCTCTCCATTCCAGAGAATGTTAAAGTGTATCCACTCATATCTCCCATTGAAGCTCCAGATACGATAGTACCACCAGATATATCACATCCGTGCTCTAAACCAGCAAGAAATACATTTCCATTGTTATCCTCTATTAATATAGATGGACTTCCGTAAGATAATAACTTAATAGTTTTATGGTCTTCTTTAGTTAACTTTGTTAACTGTAATTCTAATACTTGCTCGAAAGCAGTAGTTCCATTCTCTCTTGAAGATTGAATGTTTTCTGTGTAGGTAGAAGCTCCTTTAACATCAAATTTGTATGCAGCTACACCAATACCAACGCTAGTAATAACGTCTGGGTCTGTAACATCATAAGTAACAGATGAAAGAACAATATCTCCCTTGTTAACGAAATAAACAGCGTTTAATCCACCAACTGAATTTTTACAAGGCTCTAAACGACCTCTTGAAATATCACAACTCATTATATTTATATTTTTAAAGTTAATAAAAAAGGGTAAGCAGATTAACCACCTACCCTCTTATTTATATTAGATTAATACTTATACTGGGTTAGCAGCGTTAGGTATTCCGTAAGTTACGATATCTTCAACTACTCCGTATTGAACACCAGCAGTAAATCTCATAATTACTCTTACGTTTTGCGAACCATCTAAGTCAGCCATATCTAAAAGTTTTACAAGTTGAGAATCAGAAGCTAATCCAGTTCCAAACCATAAGTTATCCTTAGTAGTAGCTACCATAGTATCAGAAGCAAGTCCATTAGCCATAAAGATTTTTACACCATCAATGTATTGGATGTTAATATCTTGGTTATTGAATTTGTCAACGTATCCAGCAATACCTAAAGCTCTCTTGTAAGCTCTAAATACGTTTTGTGCTACATAGATATGTAAGTCATCTCTTCCGTATAAAGAAGAAGGGATAGCGTCTACAACCTTACCCATTTCAGCAACTACGTTAGTAGCAGTAATAGCGATTCCAGCAACTTCTTGAGCAGCTGGTAAACCAGCGTCAGCAGCTAATAATGTAGAGTATCCGTTAAAAGAACCTTCTCCAGCAGCACCAGTCCATACGTTTAATTCGTTCTTTTGTGCAACTTTTTGAGCTACATATCCAATCATATAATCTTGGAAAGAACTAGGAAGTGTGTCAAATGCAGAATATCCCATTTCGATTGCATCCCAATCAGAACGGAAACTTGATTTACATAATTCTAAGTTAACTTGTAATTCTTTTGGTTCAAGAATTCTTTCAGTTAATGTTAAAGTAGAAGTGTCAGTAAAGTCACAAGTACCATCTTTTACGATACCGTCTAACTCTAGTCTTTTAACGACTTCTTTAAATTTAACGTTTGGTCTAACAGTTAATCCACCGTTAGCAATTGTGTTACCAGCTAATAAAGCAGCAGAAATATATTTTCCAGCCGATTCTCCAGCATAAGTAGTAGTAATGTTTGTTGTTGTTGCCATTTTTATTTAATTTAATTGTTAATCATCCAAGCAACCCTTTCTTGAATCGACATTGGTTTTTTGTTACTTAATATTCCTTTAGTTTTACGTGATGTTTCTGCTTCTGGAGAGTGAACTATCTCTTCTTCGATTTGAGAAAGCTCAATAGCTTCTTTTTCTTCAGCAGATAACTTAGCTGGTACATCAGCTTCGTTGTATTCAGATTTGTCTTCCATCATTGCTTTAATCATAGATAACAATTCTTGCTTAACTTGAGACAACTCTTCTTGAGTAGCGAAGTTCATTGGAACTTGAGCTGCTGGAGATGCTTCTTGTTTAGGCTCTTCTTTTTCTTCAGCTAATTCAACTGCCTCTTCAATTACCTCTTCTTTAGTCTCTTCTGTAGATAATTCTACTTCTTCAACTTTCTCTTCGATAATCTCTTCAGCAACCACTTCTGTAGATAAGATAACCTCTTCTGTAGCCTCAACTTCATTAGCAACTTTCTCTTTAGAGAGACCTACTAATTCTTTGATGCTTGTAAGAATTTCTTTACTGTTCATAATTGATTGTTTTTTAATATATTAATATAACGTACTTATGTTTTAAGTGTTTTATATTGGTTAGTTAAGTATTTGAGTATTAAATTGTTACCTCTCTTCTACTATCCATTGAGAGTCGCTTTCTACGATAACATCTCCAGTTCCATTTATGTTTGTTACTTGCCATACTAAGATGTCATTCTTATTCATTCTAACATTAAATGTTCCGTTAAAATAAGCTACATCTCTAGCTCCTTGCAAGTTGTTTATAACTCTAGTTTGAGTGTATTCTAAAGAAGGACTAACTCCGTCATCCTTTACTAACTCTATACCTATAACATCTCCTTGAGTTCCATCTATTACAAAATCAAAAGTAACTCTAAAGTCTTTAGGGTCTGAACCTATATGCCTTAATTCATTTGAAGCTGGGCTATCGAAGTGTTGTAAGTCAGAAGCAGTCCAAGTACCAGCCATATCGACTCCTATTCCTTGCACCACTATATCTGTGGTTGCTTCAGCAGTAACAGTTAAAGTACCTCCTACAAAAGTGTTATTCATACCGATATTATTATCCCAATCACAACAAACTCCAGAAGCTACTAAGTTCGGAGTTATATTGGTGTCGTTACTATTAGCTACTCCATCTCTAGTCATTATAACTCCCTTGAACTGAATAGTTGACTCGTTAGGGAAAGCTGCTGGAGTAAAATCAGTAAAAGGCTGTAAGCTACCTAAGTCGCAATTTATATCTGTTAAGAATCTACTATTCATCTGAAAAGCAATACCTTCTTTAAACAAAGGTTCTGTAGTGGTGTCAGACATTGAACGAACGATTGATGTAGTTATTCTGTAACCCCCTACCCATAGTCCGTGAAGTGTTAAGCTAGGAGAACCCCCAAACCTTCCAGTACCACTCTCTAAACCTTGTCTATAATTGTAAATATCCCCTAAAGAATTACAGCCTATGTAGTTTATTCTTTGAAACTCAAACGCATTAAAACCAGTATCATCGTATAATTCGTAAACCTTACTACCAGCACCAGTTACAGATATAAAATAATCCATACCTAACAAGTTACCAGAACCATTACCATCCCCTCCTACACTAGCAGATACAAACATAGTGTAATTGCTTTCACTAGAAGTAAGTCCACTTACATCAAAAGAAAAACCTTTTAAGGTAATACCAGTAGAAGGTACTGTTATTTGAGTAGTTCCTAAGTCTATAATACCGTCTATAAAGTATTCTTTAGTTGAATCGATAGTTCCTCCTAAAGTAGTAGCTACATTTAGCTGATTTACTATAACTCTATTATCTAATACGTCATCAATAGGAGTAGAGCCTTCTGGAAATATCTTCCATTCAACTCCGTTATAATATCTATTCACACCATTATCTGTGTCAAAAACAATAACACCTTTCTCTGGGTTTAATTCGTTTATTTGAGCAAGAGTATGTTTGTCTGGTCTTACGTTGTAGCTTGTATCTCTAATCATATTTTAATCGTTAATAGTTCTAGTTGTGTCAATATTTATTACGGTATCTTCTTGAGAGATTCCTTTATCTGAAGAAGTGTGTGTTAACACATTTTCAGTATCTTCATTTACTATAGATGAAGAGTGGTTATTTATATGTATGCTTCCAATACCTTGCTTCCAGTATTCAGAAACCTTACAATACCTCTTTTTACACTCGTTAATAGTGTAGGTGTTCTTGCATTTACAGTACTTCGCCCTCATTCTGTAGGTAGTCTTTTATTTGTTGTAAAAGCGCAAAAGCCTCATTTTCATTCATATCCTCTATAGAACTCATTTCTTCTTGTTGCTTATCACTAAATATACCCTCAATACTTAAGCCTAAGTACCTACCGTTCTTAACGTCTTGCCAAACAGCATCATTATCTACTTTCATAACTACCGCCCAATCTCCTTCTTTAGCGTTTAAATCATATAAAGCAGTCTTATCTTTAGAAGGGTCTTCTACTATCCAAGACTCTATTACAGATACCCCAGAAGTTAACTCTTCGTGCTCTAGCGTTGTATTATTGTTTTTAAGACGTTTTAAGTATAGCTCAGACGCTTTTCTAACAGTTTCCTTAGAGAATGTTATATTGTATTCGTAATCGCCTCTACGACGATATATGAGCTTATTAGGAACTAAAGCAAGTCCAACTATAATTCTCTTTTCTTTGTCTATAGTTTTAAATTCAACTTTATGCTGGTCTTTACTAAGTGCAACAAAGTTTTCCTCTATAGCTGGAAATTCTACTAGAGATATAGCAGATATCCCTTCAGCCTCTACAGATTCATCTATTACCAATTCTATTGTATCCATAATGTAATATTTTAATAAGTTAACGTATTATATCTTTATTCGTTTTATTTTTATCCGAAAGTAGCGTTGTTTATAACGTCTTCGTCTAATTGTTGTTGATTCGTTATATCCCTACTTACAACATACGCTTGTAATGGTTGATTGAACCTATTTTGTAATGTTTGCGCTAATTGGTTTTGACTAGAAGAACCAGCTAAATTAAAGTTAAAACTCCTATCGTTACCTCCAGAACCTCCTCCTCCTAATGCTCCAGCAGTAGATGTAGCTCCAGCACTAGACTGAAACTTTTGTCTAGCTAATGTAGCAACGTTTGCTAAACCAGCAGCTAATGTAGCAGCCATAGAAATTCCTTTAGTTATAGGGTTAAGGTCTAATGGATTAGCTTGAACTTGAGCTACAGCTAAATACGTTGATATCAATGCTTGAGATATATTAGCAGCTTTCTGTAATTTAAACCTTTTCTTCTCAGTAGCTTCTTGTTTCTTTCTAAGTTCTTCATCATTCCTAGCTATTTCTAGCTGTATTCTCTTTCTTTCTGACTTAGATATATTCTCGTTATTTAATCTTTCTCTAAGCTCGTTATTTATAGCATTCGTCTTATTCTGCTCTATAGTCATTTCTCTCTGAAACTCAGCATCCATAAATCCAGTAATAGCTTGACTAGACTCCATTAAAGCCTCTAGCTTAATCTCAGTAAGCAT